AGTATTTTCAACTATTCTAGCCCAATCAGTTACATTCCTAGCTTTTGCGCACTCAAACCAAAGCGATGACGCATTAGGGTTACTGTCACGTGAAAAATTAAAATTCACTCCATAATAAGTCCGCCGCGCATACGGAGTATTCCATTCAATATGACCTTCTCCCGGTCTACTAAAACGAATAGATGAACGCTCCAATTCACCCGTGTCTTTCGGTATAAAGAAGTTACTGTCTTTCAAAACTTGCTGATCTAGTACGAATTGCGTTTTTTGTATCGCTTCTAGTACTCTACTTTCAATTCCACTTGTATCAACCGTGATATTCAATCTAATCATGATAGCAGTGCCTCTATGTGGTGGAGTTTGCTGCGGTCGTAATACTCATTTATTTCATTAACAATCATTTCTTTGCCATTAAAGATGATTTTTGATTTCTCTTTAAATGTAATTGGGGTTGAATGTACTGCATCATGAAATAGTAGCGTCTTCATTACGACACTTTCACCATTGCCACTAGGAGAAACTGTACGTTTTGGTTCAATACGAACCCTCTCGAGTGTTACAGGAGCAGCATAATTATCATTACCGCCCCAAGTATCATCTTCTCCGATGTATTCTCGATACTCTACGGTATGGATTAACAATGAACGTCTGATTGGTTTAGCCATGTACATTCAGTCCCATATACAATAATCCAGTAGGCCGTAAGTAATCCTTAACAGTAATCGCATAACGGTCATAATAGCTAGGTTCCTCCTGTGCTCCTGCACTCATTCCATTCTCAGAATAAGACCCAACAGAAAATCCTCCGCCACCTTCACTTACTGTTGAAGCAGTTTCGCCATTGATGGCTAAAAACTCAACTTGTGCTGCGGTTGCTTTCTTTACTTGTTGCATAATAAAAGGCATTAACTTGTCTAAGTCAACGCCTTGCAATTTATAATTCGTAATATGATCAATTTGGTCACTAGCACGATTGATAAGTCGTTCTAATAACGTTTCATCTGATGCAGGAGTACCTTTGTATTCGTTATTGTAGTAATCAGCATCTATATATGCCATATGATCACCTACTTAACAGAGGATTCCTTCTTTAACTTAGCAATTTCAGATTTAAGTTTGCTATTTTCAACTTTTAGCTTTTCATTTTCGTCTACTACTTGATTGAACTCTGCTAACGAAACATTACGGCCACCCGTTGCGCGTTTGATAATTGTGCCATCTTCTTCGATTTGGTCATATCCATCTGCTAGATAACTATCTAAACGACCCTCATCAATATGAAGTGTCTTATTTAATTTCTGTACCTTTACAACATTACTCAATATTGTTCACTCCTTTTTATAGATAAAAGAGATGACTATATGCCACCTCTTTAAATGTTTTATAGAATCGTTAATTAAGGAGTAGTGATATTAAATTTAATACCATCTACTTTTTTCTGAATAGCGAATACATCCCAGTACTTACGCTCATAGTACAAATATTTCCCTGCTGTTGCTGCTGTTGGCTCATCTAAGTCAACAAAATCATATTTTTGAGGTGAAATAACAGATAACGGATGAACTAGAATCATATTGATTTGTTTAGCTGCTACATCTGGTACTGCTCCGTTAGTGAAATTGTAAGCAGTTTTCATACGAGATGAAGGCACTACTTTAATTGTTACAGCATCAAGATCGTAAATGTTACGATTTGCTGTACCATTGTTAGTATTAAGAACTAACATACGTTGGATTTCTTTAGCTTGTTTTAATAGCTTGTTGACTTGTGGTGTTACATATAAGATGCGACCTTCTTGTGGAACTTCTGAATCATCCATTTCCATCATGAAATCATCGAATGTGCTTAGTACAGTATCAGCAGTTAATGCAGTTGCGTTTGCTGTTTTCCCTGCTCCAGTAAACTCTGAATACAATTTAGAAGCCATGTACTTATCCATTTCTGGGAACTTCTGTTCACTATTAAACACACGAGTAATATTAACAATAGATAATGCCATGTTTGTTTCATCGATGTCCTGTGGGTCTACTAATGTTTTAAATTCACGATCATGTGCAATTGTTTTTGGTTCCCAATCATTATCAGCGCGGCGTGTATAGTTCCCTACTACATCACGGTCAACATCTGTATATCCACCTACTGTAATACGTGGGATTTGGATTGTTTTCGGACCTGTCCATTTAACACTTTGGTTATTTGGTGTATTGTACAGTTCTGCGAAGCTTAATCCAGTCGAAAATTTTTGTTGTAACCCTTGTTGATAATCATGTGCATAGTTTTTAGCCATGTATAAATCACTCCTATTTGTTTTAATTACATATTTTTAAATGCTTCCATAAACTGATCTGATAATGTAGGTGTACTCTTTTGATGTTGGCCAGTTGTAAATGTAGGCTTTGGATTCTCTTGAGGTTCTTCCACTACACCTTTAAAGTGAGGGAACTCTTCAACTACCATTTCAATTGCTTTTGTGATATCTACATCATCACTAACCTTTGTTTTTGCTAGAGTAATTACAGCGTTTAGGTTCTTCTCTTCTGTAATTCCCGCCTTAATAGCAGCATTCTCAGCTTGTAAAGAGAAAATAGTATTCTCACTTTCTTTCGCTTGAGTTTGATACGTTGTAAGCTGCTCATTTAACTTATCTTGCTCCGACTTCTGACTGTCCTGCCATTCACGGAACTTAGCAAGTCCATCTTTGGCACTATTGAAATCTTCAATTCCTAACTGTTTTAATAACTTTTCCTGTGCTTTCTTAGCTTCTTTAGCTGCAACATTATTCATATCTTCTTGAGAGAACGTTTTAGGAGGTTCCTGTGCAGCTGGTGGCTCCGGATTTCCACCATTACCTCCTTCTGGTGTTGTTGGTGCAGCTGGTGGTGTAGTGCCTTCTTCACCCTCTCCACTTTCAGCAAAAAACTGTAAATCTAATCGTAATGGTCCTCCAAGCTTAATAGGTGCTTGATAACCCGTTTCTTTTTGTAACATATATATCCTTCCTTTCGGATTGTTCACTTTGTCTTCCGTTTTATTTAACGTCGTTCGCGGATAAACCGACAAAATAAAAAGAACGCATCATATACATTCTCTGTTTAAATTCTTATACAATTTGTTCCCTATTCTTACGACGCGTTCTACCACTTTCGTTTATGAAGTTTCTCATCTTCGCCTGTCGATCTCTTACCTTCTGTTTAGCTTTATTAATAGATACTTCATCTTTCATACCTTCAGCCATTCGTAATTCTTTCTTAGCTCTACGAATGTTTCTTTCAAGTTCTCGTTGTTGTTGGCTTTGTTTATATGCCTTATCTGTTTCTGATTTTGGATAAGGATGATATGTCTTTTTGTTTTTACCTTCGATGTATCCGTAGATGACATGGCGACAATTCACACCTAATAAGCCGCTTGCTTCTCCATAACTCGTACTAGAAAACGGTGGATACTTTTTGCTTTTTCCACTTCTGCTGTAAATACGACCTTGATATGGAGCGCAACCAGGTCTAGAGTCAATGTGGCTACTTACTTCAATCAAATCAACCTCGTATTCATCCATTCTAGCGAATTGTGTTTCATTTGCCACTCTGTTTGATGTAGAACGAATTACCGTGTTTACATATCCTTCTGTTGACCATCTGCGCCCTACCTTATCAGTAATAGACGGAATACCTTTTTTGGCCCATCTTGCAGCAGTCTCTCTTAATGCCTGTTGTGGCGTTCTGAGTCCGACTAATACTTTAGCAGTTGTTTCATTCACAATATCTAAAAAACCTTGTCTCGCAGCCGATATCATTGTTGTATTGACTAAATTAAACGCTTCTAACGCAGTTTTTTCTAATGTAAGTAATATTTTTGCTATCGTGTTGCTTTTTTTGACAGGAACAACATCTGCATTGGGTAACATTGCTTGCAACTCTTTATCCTGTGCAGCTGCTCCCATATATCCAGCTTTATATAAAGCCTTCCTCACTTCTTTTTGTGTCATTTTCGCATGTTTAGCAATTATAGAGTAAGATTCATTAGTTAATTTTCCTAACTGCGCCAACTTCTCTATATTCCATTGCTTTATGTTTTCATTGGTTACATTTTCATCCATACGAAGTGCAATTCCCATGCGGTAAAGTATTTCAGCTTCGATTTTTAGGTATATATCAATTACAAATAGTGATAGTTGCTCGATCTGTTCTGGTGTAATCAATTAGATCACTCCAAACCGCTTGTTAAATCAAGTTCTTGCGGCATTTCAGCTTGTTTTTCTTCTTGGATTTCTTTTAATATTCTTTCTGCTTCTTCTTCTGTTACTTTTAAAACCTTCATGATAGCCATTTTCGCAGAAGTTAAACCGCTCATTTTAAGCTTTATCCAATAATCAGCGTTAGTATTTCTGTCCTCTGCAATGCTATCGTCAAAGTTAACCGATACATCGTATTCTTCTGGAGCAGAGTAGAATTCATATAGTTCTGATACATCTAAAATAACTGCAATTAGGTCTTTCAGTGCTTCCTCAATGATCGTGATATGGCCATTACGTGTTCTGTACGTCTTGCTGTTCTGACTAACGACCTCAGTAGCTGTTTTAAGCCCTTGTGAGTCAAAGGTGAATGAACCAGTACTGAATCCTGTTTGCATTGATAGGATGTTTAGTAAGGCGTTGATAGCAGCGATGTGTTCATCTACTCTTAATTCAACGGAAATATCATGAATCTTATTCATAGCTGCAGCGTCATCGAAGTTCATAGCTTCATATACTTCATCGTTAGAATCAAAATATCTCTGCATTTGACCACTTTGTGGGTCAACAATTGTTCTTACTGCGCTTGAAGGAACGATAATACGCTTCTTACCTAAGCGGAACTCACGCTCAAATGAATCAAAAGCAACATCTAATGATTGGATTGTATCCAAAGCAGCAGAGTAAATACTCACCCCTAGCCTGCTTGTTAAGTCAACATTATTCGCTAAGTTAGGCTTTATATAAACAAAAAGAGAACGTTTTAAGTTCTTAATTTCCACTTCTTCTTTTAAATCTGGATACATTCTATCCAGTGAAATCTTAACGCCTAAATCAGAGCCATCTGACTCATATAGTTCATTCCTAATTACATATACATCTTTTTCCCATCTATGCCATTCGAGCAGCGTATACTTTTTGTTGTTTTTTCTGCTCTCATTAATGAAAATACCTTCTGTAACTGTCTTTCCATCATCAGCAGTTGGTATAAAGCAATCTGCATTGACGAATCCAATGCGAACGCCTTTTTTATCTGCATATACCTTTGCAACGATTCCACCGATAGCAAACATGTATTCTAGATAGTTTTGAAACTGTAGGTAAAAGGAACTGTTTTTGAATACCTCTTGTACATAATTGTGTGTTTCTTCATCGGATAAGCTAATTTCACACTTTTCATTGAAAACAAGGTTCGCCATCTCAGCAGAAATTACTTTCGGCATACCTAATGTTCTCATTTGGCGCTTGTGTGAGTTGCCATCTACTGTTTGATACGTGACATCATGCCATTTAGGATAGTACCCCATGTATAACTGCTTCCACTTTTCAATATTGTTATACATTTTATCTGTCATCATGACATCTTTCATATCTGTTACTTTTTCGATTCCACGTAGTAGTCCCAATTTCGCAAGCCACCCCCTCACTTTTGCAACGATGTTTCCAAACATGTTTTCACCGCCTAATATTTTAATCCTAGTTTTTGTAGATTATCTTGAACATAATATTGAAAGGAATCGACTGTGTGATCATCTTCTTTAATAACCTTTGGATCATCGCTTTGTAGTGTATTTGCATCCCATTGATACTTTCTATGTTCTTCAATAAATATTTGATTAGCAGGAGTATTCAACACGAAAAAACGTCCTTGGGCCATTAAGTCCTGGACGTTATCAATCATGTCTATTTTCTTTTTCTTCGCTACAGGATGTAATCTGATCCCATAATCCTTAAAGAATTGATTACGCAGCGCACCTTCTGCCGAGTCAATTGTTTGTTTATCGAAGAATCTATTGTAAACCTTAACGGTACTATCCATCCATTCTTTCAAGTCCTTAGATAATTCACTTGGCGCTTTCTTTACTACTTTATTAGCAGGACTGTAATAGTACGTATCTAGCAATATAACGTTTCTTTTCTTAGTAAAACCGATTGCTAAATGAGTCGTTGCAGATACCTGGTGCCCTGTATCGCTTGCTGTATCGATAAGTATAATGTCATCATCGTTCGGTAATTCATCGATTAATTGGATGTGATTCATGTTATATACCATGTCGCCTAAACCGATAACTTCACCGCCATACATCCAACGCCAATAATCCAAGTCGTGCACCTTATACTTCTCAATCTTTCGTATCATTTGCTGAGATAAGAATCCCTTTTTATCATCCATGTACGTTGAATGGTGGATGAAGTAATCCTCATCATTAGCCTTGCTATCTAACCACTCATTAATCCAGCTGTATGGATTCCTAGGAGGATTATATGAGAAGTATACTTTTACTTCTTTACCTTCTATCTGCTGGCGAATGAAGGTATCCTCAACAATATCTATATCCTCTACACCAGCAAACTCTGCTGCTTCCTCATACCATAGCGCCATGACGTATCCTTTTGCAATCTTAGCTGACTTTAGTTTTAGTGGATCGTCGCAGCCATAAAAGTAAAACGCAGTATTAGTTTGCTTATGCCTTATGATTAATGGCGACTTACCAAAGTAAAACTCACTTTCAACACCAAGCATATAAATGGCCCATTTAATTTGCTCATATATAGATGTAGAAAGGTACTTACCGACTTTTCTCAAGCAAACTACATTGCCCTGGTCATCTTCTAAGAAATCCGTTACAAGCTTCATAGAAATAACCGATGACTTCATTGAAGAACGGCCGCCCTTTGCAACGATATGTGATTCATCAGCAAGCCATAGCGAATAGAAATTGACGTTCATCAAGTCCATGATGTTAACTGTCTTGGTCATTTTCCATTGCCTTCCTCATGGCTTCCTTATCGTTTACAATAATGACACGGTTACCATTACTGGAGTCGTCTGTGAGCTCCTTAATTTCAGCTTTCGTCTTCTCAATTCCCAGTCTCATTTGCTCTAACTTCATCCGTCTTTCATCATCTATATTAGCTAACTTATTAAACCGCTCTATCATGGATGTTAATGTATTCGTTGCCTTCGCATAAGCATTGAGCAAATTTGCTTGTTTATCCCAAGCAAATTGTACAGTATAGGCTTCTCCACTCATCGATTCGCTGATAGTCTCTTTAGACATGTCATTTGGACCACGCACATGCATAATACGTTGCGAATTGAGGATATTGAAATATTGCAATTGAATAGAGTTCCATAGTATATCTAATTCACTATGATTCTCTATTTCTTCAAGTAATTCCATTGCACGCAGATCATCTTGAGGTATTATCTTCCTAAATAGACCATGCTTAACTGCATTTGTATTGCGAGTCGGAGCAGCTCCACCTTTATTTCCTTTTGCATACTGATTACCTTTAGGTGCTGGTTTACCAGGTTTCTTCCTTGGTTTGGAACGTTCTGTATCTTTCGGAACGTTCTTTTCATTTTTATGGAACGTTCCATTCAATTTATCGTTCCACTTATCTTTATTTTTCCACCCTCGAACTGTACCTTCTGAGATACCAAGTTCTTCTGCAATCTCAACAAGTGGTTTATCACCTTTACTTGTTTTGTATATTTCAAATGCTTTGTCTCTGTCTGGGCTTCGTTGCCTAGCCATATTCACCACCTCGCGGTAATTCCTTTATAAAATAAAAAAGCAGCGGCTTCGCTACTTTAATTGTTTATTATTTGCTTCATATTCTTTTATGTAGCGGTATAGTGTAGCCCTTGCTACATCAAACATCTCGCATACTTCTTTTTTTGTTTTACCAGCATCAAGCATTTCCATCATACCTTTGATTTGTTGAGGTGTATGTGCTTTTTTTCTGCCGCCTTCTCTTCCTCTTGCTTTTGCAGCAGCTACACCACTTATAACACGCTCATTAATAATTGAACGCTCCATTTCAGCTACTGCCCCGAATATATGAAATAAAAATTGCCCCATTGTAGTAGAAGTATCAATACCATCTTTAATAGATACAAAATTAATTCCTTTTTCATTAAATTCTTGTAATAAGTTGGCAAGTTGGTGCATAGTTCTTCCTAATCGATCTAACTTGTAAACAACCAATTTATCACCTTTACGAAGTTTACTAAGAAGCAGCTGAAGTTCTTTTCTATCTTTCCTTGCTCCGCTTTCCTTCTCACTAACTATTTCGTCACAACCATACTTATTAAGTTCATCATATTGCATATCTAAGCTTTGCTGTTTTGTTGAAACCCTTGCATAACCAAATATCATAGAACCATCACCCTTTCTCTTATGGTTCTATCGTATCAATTTCCTGTATCAAAATCAATTGTTTTTGATACATAGTTTTGAGAAAGTTAAAACGTTGATTTACTGTATCGTTTAATCGTGTATCGAAATGAAATGTTTTTGAGACATCATTTTTCTTTCATGCGATGTTCTATTCCAGCCAAAGCAGATTGAATAAACATCTTTTCCTCATCTCCTACTTGAGATAATAAATTATCGACAACTTGTTTATCTGCATTAGCCAACAAAATGACAGAAATATTTGCAATACCATTTACATATGATGTTGCATCTTTTATCTGGCCATCAATTTGCATAGTGAATGTTACATTCAATGTTTAACACCTCGCGTTTACTTACATTTAGTTAGCAGTGTTTGTTTTGTTAACTATCTCTATTTTTATTCAAGTTCTTCCCAATCGTCGGCTAAGATATCAGAAACACTTGGCACCCACATAGCATGTGAACCATCAGCACATTTAAGTTGCAAGTATGGTCTACAAATAAATAAATCTCCCTCATTCATTCCCCACGCTTCAGCAGTTTGTTTATTACACGGAATTCCTTGAGGATAGCCCTTCTGATAAACAGCAAACATCCCTTTCCCATTCCATCCTGAACGAAACACTTTCGCTCCTGCTTTCAATCTCATTAAAGCCCAACTAAAACTTCCTAATGGCGCAAATCCAATCATTGGTTTCTTCATTATTATCATCCTTTCTATTTCCGTTCGTTGTGTTCGTTTGTTTTGTTAGCCCCATATAAACCAACCTACTGCTAATCCAATTAAGAAAGGGCAGCCTAAGATAACTATAGATGCGTATAACCATTCTTTATCGCTTGCCAACTCCCCTCACTCCTTATCATCTCTTATCGCTTTCAGCTGCTCCATTTCTTTCCTAACCGACTCATCAATATCAGTAATTTCATGCCAGTTTCCTTCTGCTTCACCAGTTTCTCTATCTATGTATATAAAATAGATGTAGATTAGTAAGAGAGTCACAAACGCACCTGCAAAATACCCTAAAAAGAAGCTTAACCACGTCATGCCATCACTTCCTTCGTAAAATGAAATAAGACGCTATACCGACCATGGTAGCGCCTGCGATAATTGCTATTACTTTGATCATTTATAGTTCTCTAATTCCTAAAGTTCTTTCTGCTAGTTTAATCGCATCGTCATTAACAAGATTATTTCTTATTCTCAAAAATGGAGATGTTAGATTACTTACCTTTTTTTCTAATTGTTCGAAGGCTTCTACGCATTCATTCGCTGCAGCTGTTAACTCTTTAATTTGTTCAATAGCACCTTTAGCATCTACATCAACTGCCAAACCGAGAATTTGCTTCTTTTCCATCCATTCATCATCCTTCCTATTCAAATGTCCATTTTGTTCAATAAAAAAGAGCACCCGTTTCCGCGAGCGCTCCTTTTAAGGGATTGCGAGAGTCTCATTAACTAGACAATGTTACTAAAGTTAATGAGGTACAAGTAGTATATGCTTGTACTTTTCAAAACGTGCAAGCGAAAGAGAGCACCTCCCAGTTCAAGTGCTCTCTCGTAAAATATATAACATATTGGAAATCGTTCTGTACCATTATATGATTATCAATTCCCTTTATGCCTAAAATAATCTTTAGAAATGTTTAATATGTAATTTCTATATAACAAACAAAAAGCCATCACCGAAGTGACAGCTATAAATGGGATGGGAACATAGGGGTATATGTTTATGTGAAGGTCACTGGTATTCTAGATACTCTCAACCTTCTCTAAACCACCATGGACACCGTATAACATCGTTACTGTATGTGTATAGTGGCTTAGAGAAGAGCAAGAGTCTTTCGTGCGGACTCACACCGCCTTGGTAGGTTCTCTGTTCTTCTCGTTTATCCTCCGTAGAGTCGGTGATACGAACACCATTTTATATTGTCGAATATAAAGGGAATCAATCTTTATATTCCCATCAAGACGCATATGTTTCTTCCGGCGCCTTGCGTGAAGTAACAGGCGGTAGGAATCGAACCTACAGTTAGTCTCACGAGTGCCTACTTACTCAAAATTAGAGCATACCGGAATCGAACCGATACCACCCACCAGGTACGCTGTTACCTCACGCAAAGAGCGAAAGCTCTCTGCTCGTTTAATTGTTTAAGAAGAACAACCTGACTTATATTAGTTATTGTCGTGAGCAATTCCTTATATAATTTTGTTATTTCTTCTTTAAGAGAGATGCGGTTCATTCAATCGAACGAACCACCATCCTTCCATTCTCCAACTCGGCATATTGGAGGGAATACACACTCTTGGCATCGAGTCTTATATTTACTATCAACCCAGAGAACGCTTCTGAGTTGAATGATAAATACAATAGAAACAGTGTAACGAATGCGAGCAATCCCACACCCGCTACACTGGAATATGTCCGTCTCTAAAATTTCTATACTATTACTTTAACAGGTATTTTTCATAATGAAGCCTCATGATTGACTCGTAAATGTATCATAAAAGTATCATTTGTAGACTTCTATCTTTAATGAGCGCGCTAAATTGATTAACGCTCTACGTTTCTTTCTATCAAAATGCGGTTTGCTAATCCCCATTTGGTTGTACACTTCAAAATCATATAATTCATCACGATCCATATATTTCTTCACAATCAATTCACGAGATTCAACTGGCATTCTATTAATACCTTTCCAAAGTAATTTCATGTACGCGTCTCTTTCACGCTCACGATCAACGAAATCAATAATGTTCTCTGTAGATGAATGGAACTCATTTGTATTACAAGGAGGCGTTAACGAATACGTAGCAGTGACTTTAGGTAAATACTCATCATCAACAGACAACATCAGCATACGGTACTTCTCTAATGCACGTAATGACTGTTTAACTGTTCCTCTTTCATCTAATTCCTTAATATTTAAATCTAATTTCAATGCTTCGCTCATTTAGAATCCCCCTATTTCGAATTTGTTATTTTAACATCACATAAGGTACGTGAAATTTTACTGTCCTACTACTGAATAAGGGAACGATACTTACAATACAGCCCCCATCACACTGTGAAGCATTGTTCCGTTATCCATTCACATCGCTAATTCATCAACATATCGTAAGTAATCAACTGGCGCTCGTTCTGTCTGATCTACCAAGTAACCGTAAATATCAAAATCTGCTCTTGGTATCGACTTCTTCCCTTTCGGCTGATGTGACATTCTTACATAAGATTGAATTACTGACAGTGGTACCACAAATACTGACTTATCCTTGCTGAACTCAATAAGGAAGAAACAAATTGCTCCCATCTTCTGCGCTTTCTCCAGGTAGTCTATTTGGTGCTGCGCAATGTTCTTTAAATCAAATCTATTTATCTCATTTGTAGACTTTGCTTCGAATGCAATAGCTCGTCCTTTATATACACCGTCATAGTCTACTGTACTCTTAGACTCGTAATAACCGTCTTTCACCCGGCCATAAACAACTTTTAACACCTTTACAGGAGTCGGACGCTTGTTTATAAGCGCCACTCCTTCTCTTTGGTACATTTCATTAGATAGATTAATATTCTTCTCAAAATGCATTCCTCTGTTTCCTAGACCCATTCTTATTCCTCGCTTTCCATCATCTTAAAATTCCTCTTTTAATTCCTTCCAAGATGGATCGTATTCAAAGTACTCTTTATAATACTCGCTTAGTTCCTCATTAACACGACCACCATAGAAGCCGTTATGTGAATTACGTACTTCAATCGTACAAACACCTTTATTTGTTTTAATCTTCAAAAATGCTTGTTCTAACACTTCTCCATGTTCATCTTCATCGGAAATATCTTTCCATTCTCCATAGCGATCACCATCTACTTCTATAACCGTTCCACCTATAAGAGCATCTAAATCATCTAAATGTTCAAACCATACATAATTAGAGTATCCACCCTCTGTTTCCCAATTTATAACACCTTCATTTGTAACAAATTGTAGTGAACAATCATCATTTCCGATGTAAATTTTTTCAATTGTTTTTCCTATTAATAAAGGTAATTCGCCCGATTTACCTAATAATCGTTCCATATCATTCATAAAACGCATTATTTGCCACCATCTTTTCTCTAAAAGGATTATTTTGTTGTAAATTTTTAAAAATATTTTCTTCACCCTCTTGCAATGCGATAACGCACATGATATATTATAAACAAGAAATGCGATAACGCATCATTAAAAGGAGGAATTAATAATGAACTACGTTGAAAAGAAAAATACCATCACTAACAACACTGACTTTTACATTTTGGTTGGAAATTGCGTTGATGTAATCAGTAATCATAAAACATTAGATGATGCTACAACTGCCCTAAATGGTATTAATGTGTCTGATAGCAAATGGGCTTCAATTTGGATTTTAGAGCCAGGAGAAACTCGTTCAGGAACTTACACACAAACAATCTATGAAGAACAAGATGGTGTTTCATTTGATTTATAAAAACTCTTTTAATTCGCTGGACAACATCATAGGCGTTGAGGAAGCTGCAAAAATTTTAGGCCTTTCTCCTGGAACTGTAAAAAACAAATGTGCTGCTGGTGAACTACCAGCTAAAAAGATAGGTAAGACATGGATTATTGATAAGACTTTACTCAAGCCATCAAAATGATGGCTTTTTTAATACAAAATGAAATTTTTATACTAATCTTTCAGCAATTGCATGAATTACATTAACGGTAACTGAATTTCCGGCTTGTTTATACAATTGTGAGTCTGAATTAACTTCTCTCGCTCGATCAAATGCCCAATCCGGAAACCCTTGAAGTCTCCAGCATTCTTTTGGTGTTAATCTACGAATTCTATAAGGCGGTTTATTTTCAATTGTCGCTTGATTGCATGCTGTATCTAATGTTTGTGCAACACCTTTTCCGACACGACCTCTTCTTGTTTTACTGTTTGGGACAGAGTAATTAATACTGTCACCAATCTCAGCTTCAGCGTATCCTTTCTTAGTCGCTTCCCTAATTAATACACCGTGCCTATCTTGTGCAGTTAAAGTAAACATCGGTTCTCCAGGCTCTTTTATTCGTCTTCCATTTTGTCTTTTTTCTACTCGATCTGGTGTAAGAACCGGTTGAACGATATTATACCTTCCACCTAATTGGGCGGATAAAGCAACCATATTTCCATTCGGAATGTACACCCGATCTTGCTGCCGTGTTTGTGTTCCATCAGTTTGTCGCGGATTTACACAAGTAACAATTTTTAATCCTTCACCTTTATTTGTTGTTAAAGTAGGCGACAATCCATCAAAGCTATATACATTTCCGTTCATTCCGTTACCAGATGGATTTATATTACCTATTCGCTGAACACCAGCCGTTTCGTAGCTTCTTCTGATAGGAAATATTTCTCGTCTACTTTGTCCTCTAAGATGTCCAATAATGAACACCCTCTCTCTGTTTTGTGGGACTCCGTAATCTTTGCTGTTAAGTAACTGCCATTCCGCATCGTACCCCAATTCATCAAGCGTGGAGATAATTGTTCTAAATGTGTTCCCTCCGTCGTGATTGAGTAGGCCTTTAACGTTCTCAAGGAATAAATATTGTGGTTGGATTTCTTTGGCAAATCTAGCAATTTCAAAGAACAAAGTTCCTCTAGTTTCTGCGAATCCCAATCGCTTTCCAGCAATGCTGAAGGCTTGGCAAGGGAATCCACCACAGATAACATCGACTTTTCCTCTAAGTAATCGTAGATCGTCGTTTGTAACAGCTGTAATGTCATGTGCCGTCCACTCTCCTTTTGTGTTATGAATTGCTTCATATGATTTTCTAGCAAACTTGTCTATTTCAACATATCCTAGGCACTTATGTCCCGCCTGTTCCATGCCCATTCTAAAACCACCTATGCCTGGCGAATAAGTCTATAAAAGTAAGACTCATATCACCACCTCACTTTCTACTAAAATGAAGTTTTTATTATAAAACCTTGATCATACGTCCATATCTTCTAAGGAAAGTTAATATCGTTTGCATCTCTTCAGCTGTACGACTTACTAAACAATCAACCACTGCCCCTTCAGGTATCCCGTAAACTTCAACCAATTCTTTAACTGCTGCAATATCCTCTTCACAATAAGCATCTTCAGGTAAGTATGTTTTTTCTTTCATCATTCATTCTCCTTTTCTAATAAAATAGCGTTTTTATATTAATTAATGAGTCACGTCACTGATATCAGCAGTTATTAAATCTGTATCAACATCTTCAATCGGTGGCATTTCCGGTAAATGTTCCGCGTTGTATTTCTTTGATTTTTCAATCTTTTCTATAATTTTTTGTTTTCCGACTTTGTTTATTAATCTTTTTATTTCTTCAGCAACATCCGTTCTTAAGAATGCAACTGTACCTGCGGCTGTGCTTGTTTTTTCGTAAGCATCACCAACAACTGGTATCGGCAACAATACCCTGTGACCGGTTGTAACTTCCGATATATTAAGTACACTTCCGAAAACAGTGTCGAACATAGGACATGCACATAATGTGAATTCATCTATTTGTATAGCGTGTCCTATCATTGGTTGCCAATTTCCTTGATTTGTTGCTAAATGAAACTTTTGAGCTTGCTCATTTACCTTTATTTCCATTTCTTTCCCCTCCAAAATAAGAATTTTGTATTAGTTTTCTAATAACTCTGGGTTTTCGTAGATATTACCGATTACTTTTAAATCTTCGTAATGCAAATCTTTGGTAGTGTAGAATGTTGGTCCACAAGGATCGAATTTATCCACAAAACAAAATGCAGCAAATTTCGTTGAGAACTCAACATACAAAGGCTTCTCCTCTGGATCATCTAAGATATCACCCTCATAAATCTCCTTGTCATTCTTGTCATTTAATCCTGTGTATTGCATCCAACTGCTAAAAAAGTCATCTTCTTCGTTATCATTCAATACATCTAATTTATATAAATTCTTAGCTTGCTCCCAAGACATCATTTTCTTTGCTTTCTTTTGATACAATCTAAACTTAATCTCTCTCATTCTCCCCATCTCCTTCTAACAGCCCCGCCAGTTCCTCGAAACTTCCTTCGTAAAGATCACGGCCATCATTCAATTTAAATATGTTCATCTGGATCAATTTTTCTATCAGTAAATCTTTGTTGCTCATGTGTCCTCCATTACGCTTGTTTTCTTAGATTTAACGCCTTGCCTCTTCGGTAAAAGTCATTGTCAGCATTCGCTCGTTTAATTGTTTCCTCTAACGAAAGTAGCGGCGTGTTAATTGCTGTTTCAATATCCCAGTGACGGCTTTTTCTTGCTAGTAAAGCATGGTAATTAACACCATTCGATTCTGCTGTTTTTATTTCTTCTTCTGTAAAAGGCCTGTTTTCTTTTCTTACTTGAAGCGCGAGTTTTTGAGATTCTTGTATACTCATTAGCGGAGTAGTTGCAGCCTCCGAAGGTGTCATGCCTTTTTCTCTTCGTTTCCTGTATGTTCGTGCTGATATACCATGCGCTGCCGCAATTTCTTTGTATTCCTTCCAACCTGTTTCATTCGTTTCTCGTACTGGCTCGGTGATAGCTCTTTCCTTTTTCCAACGATATCCGTATACTCTTTGTTTCAAAGTACCTTCGCTAATTCCATTTGAAGCAGCTCTTTCAAAATCTTCTGGAGTGAGGTAGAAATCACTCATAACTATTCCCCTTTCTAATCCAGCGCCAAAAATTCAGCTCTTGTACGATTCGAATGTTTTATCTTAATCTTCTGAATACCTTTCCCATGTTCTTCTATCGTTGCATCCCACGCTTCGCTTTTAGTATCAGCATCAAAGCAATCTATTTTTTGCTTTTTGTCTTGATCATAGAAGTGAACCTCGTATGACGTTATGACGCTTGGCTTTGCAAGGAATCGTTCCACCGTGCTTGTTGCGGAGTAGTCGAAACTTCCCACGACATCCTCTAGTGTTAGTTGTTTCATGCCCCTAACCCCATTGGACGTGATTTAATTTTGCTCTTATCAGCCTGATCCATTATCAAGGCTGCGATTTCTAACTGGTGTCTTCCTAATTCTTTAGCAATTTCAATAAAGCTTTTCCCCTCTTTCCACATTTCTTGGAATCGAATCACTTCACTCTCATCGAATACCAAGTCAAGTTCTTCTAAAGCGATATACAGGTTACGACGCGACTTTTTCATGTGCTTCCTTTGCTGCGCTGCTATTGTGTAATTCTCCATTTCTATTTCTGTTCCAAGTCTCGGCATCCCATTTCCCCTCCAGTTGTAATTGATGAATCGCTCTTAGTCTCGCTATAACAGCATGACGTCTTCTGTCCACTTCTTCAGGACTAATATTCCCTGCTGCGCAAATACATGGTGCAAATTGATAACAGCCGTTCCCTTGATCGTTTCTGATTACCCCAGTTCCTTTGCATGCACACATCTTAATTCCCCCTTTTAAAATGGCAGTGCTTTTCTTCTGTAATCCTTTGTATCTTTGAAAACAAGTGCTTTAAAGTTATTGAAGATACGCGATACAATTCGCTCATCATATGCACCCTCTAAACGCTCTCCTGTAAGGTTTGTCGTGAAGATAGTAGATTTACCTTGCCTACCATCGAAAACATCGAATAACACCCTATTAATGAAGTTTGTCGCTTTTGTATTGGCATCTAATGCGCCTAACTCTGCTCCTAAATCATCGACTATTAATATTTCTGCTCTTACTAATGTTTGAATGATTGAATCCTCAGTTAAGGAGGAATCTTTATTGAACGTGCTTTTAATCTTCCGTAGCAATTCGCCAACTGTGACGAAAACAACTGACTTCCCTGCTCCTGCAAGCTGATCTGCAATAGAGTAAGCAAGATGTGTTTTCCCAGCCCCGCAGTTACCAGCCATAATGGTGTTGAATATTTTTTCATTTAGATAATCAGTTGCAATAACCTTTGCGAGTCCAAGGTTCTTTTCTCCTTCCTCGCTAGTAGGTTCATAGTTTTCAAAGTTAGCATTCATAATATTGGTATCTGCAATCATGCTTTGTTGGTGGAACAAGAATTTCTTTTCATTCGCTTTATCAGCATCGTATTTTGCTTGTTCTTGTTCTTGGAGCTTCTTACTTTCGTTTTCAAGGAAGCAGCGAGGACACACGACCTGGCCACCGAATTTCATCTTATTCATGCCATGCGTTTCACAAACATCAGAATCCATAGTCATATTCACCTTTTTGGCTATATCGGTTGGTATTGCCAGTGCCGCTCTCTGCATTGTTCTTCGCTCCTTTTGTTTTTTCGTTTAAGTAACCTTCAAATTTCGTTCCGAATAACGTTTCTGGTCGTAAGTACTGGTTCATACTCGAATCAGTTAGCCATTGTGCTGTTTTAATATCAATCACCTGTTTAAAGTCTTCTAAAGTAAAACCGTCTTTAAATCTAGCTTTGATTAATGATCTCGTTTTAGCTGTTTTTGGTTTATATGATTTTTTAACTTTTTCATTCAGATAAGAAACAATATCCTCATAAGGGATGCAGTCTTTTGACCGCTTTTTTTGGTCAGAAGACATATTATCTTCTAATGTAGTAATCTTTGTTGTAGTCTCTGTAGTAATCTCTGTTAAAGAATTTACCGTTTCGGTAAGTTCCATTTCACCCAAAGGGGAAATTGGAATTTCCCCAAAGGTCAAAATCCATTTCACCCTTTCGGTAACTTCGGAAATGTTTAACTTAATGTGATTGGTAGGAGCGCCGTTGAATTTGAACTTCTGAACTTCTACAAATCCTTTTTCAATTAAGATTTTGATTGCTCTGTCGTACTGTTTAGGCGTGATTCTTATCTCGTTTCGCCAATCTTCCCGACTTTTAGCTAACCAAAACTCTCCGTTTTTCTTAACTCGCAACTTACTCTTTCCTTGTTCGTTAGGCATGTACCAATAAACAATTTGTCCTAATAAGATGCCAGCAATTAAATCTCCAGTGATATCTACATAAGCGAGTCGCACCATATAACCGCTTCTTGCAAAAGTTTCTAGTTGAAATATATTGCTACTCATTTAGTTCACCTTCTTCATAACCACTTCATAATAAAATCCGCGATCTCTTTCCTTCTTGATGCAATTTTTAAATAAATGCGGGTTTTCTTCTTTTTGTGAAGCGACTGTTTCTAAAACCCTACGAATCTTAAACACATATTCAAATCCTTCTTCGTCTAAAGGTTTGCATTTCTCGATTAATCCAGTAACAGTTTCATCTTTCAAATACCGTTCGTTTGCGTTTCTACCGAAGAATGCTAAGCGCATAGGACCATCTCTAATGATTGTTTCCATCTTTTAATCACACCTCTCGCAAATAGCAAATCCTTTCGATACTTTCAGGACCCTATAACCTGGGTAGCGTTTTGGATTTATATATTTCAGTACGTTTCGTTTTACTTCGTCTGTTGTTTTGGCACCATCCCAGCACCAATTTGGTAAAACTACACGAGTTTGGTTATCGCTAATCAATCTTTTTCAACTCTCCTTTTTGGTTGTGTTTTAAGGACCCCGATTTGCTAATCAACTCTTTACCTCTGTATCCACGATAATATCTATAAGAAAGTGCATTTTTATTAATTGAGTATTTTTCCGAGATTTCAGGAAGAGTTAATAACTCTCCATTAATCTCTACGCGAATTGTATTTCTCTTGTTTCTCTGTTGAAACGCCTCTGGCATCCACCTACAATTACTTGGTTCATAATCTCCATCAACATCAATGCGATCAATAGTTAAGTCATCTCTATATCCGTTCTGTACTGCCCACCAATAAAAGTTATCGTAACTCTCGGACCATTCATCACATATTTTGATTCCTCTGGCTCCATAATGTATATAGGCCCCGCAATTAGGATTTCTACACCTTTGTTTCATGCCATCGAAGATTTTATTTAGTCTCTTATTGTATGTTTTCCCTTTACATCTCGCCTGACTAACCAGGCGAGATTTTTGACAACCACAGCTTTGTGTATATGATCTTTCTAATTGATATCTAGCAACTTCTTTCTCGTTTCCGCAATCGCATATGCATCTCCAGACGCTATGACCAACATGCTCTATCGCTGTTAAATAATTGAATTTTTGATTTGATATATCTTTGTATTTTCGTTTAATCATGCGATTTCCATTTCCATGTTTTCAAAGTCGATTTCTTCTTGTTCTGGTTGTTCTTGTGCTTTTTCTTGTTCTTTCGCACGTCTCTTATGTTCTAAATCTAAGAATTTCACAAGGCCTGTAAGTTGCTGAAGGTTTAACTCAGCTGCTGGCACTTTGAATTGTTTGACTGCAATTTCTTGCAAATCATCATTTGTCATGTTGTATTCGTTAAGTTTCGTCATTACTTCACTTTGCTTTTTCTTTAACTCAGCTTCTTGATCTACTGTTTCGCCTTCTTCTACTTGAATTTGATTCGGCTTATTCGGTGTGATATCTACGCGTTCATAAGATGGTGTTTCATCGATTGAATTACTTGAAATTGGTTCATCTTCTCCAATTTCGATGCCGTATTGTTGTTTAGCGGCGCGCTTTGTTAAATGCTTCTTAAACATGTCATTGAACCAACTCTTCCACATGCTACTGTTACGGCCAGTTTTCATATGTTCAACTTCACTAGCTTCCATAAGAACAACTACATCATCAAATCCTTCACGTTTCGCAACTGCATATCCACCAACAACTTGTCCTCTTGGGAACCCAACTGAATGCGTGATTTCTTTACTTGCTGCATTAAACTTAAATTCATCATTTTCGTGTACCAGTTGAACATCTACGCCTTTGTATCCGTCCGATTTACGAGCGAGATACAGAATCCCTTCTACTGCAATTTGAATGCTCATTGTTGGACCTTTCTGGCTGTTATATACAATGCAATGAACATGATTTAGGAAAGGATTTAACCCAGAATTCACACAAGTTTGTACGAATAAAGCAAATTGTTCATTTGTTGTTCCTGCTGCGATTGTGCTTTTGATTGTATCTAACTCCATTTTTGTAAAATTACCGATTACCTTATCTGTATTAGGTGCTGCTGTTACTTGATTAGCCATTGATTACTTCCTCCTTTTGAATTCCTTCTGCTTTTATCGTGAACTCTGTATCTTCGACCTTCGCAATAATTAACTGTCCTGCTGGCTTTGTGAAATGTAGAATACTTTCAGCGTTATCAACGAATGTTGGTGCTACTAGTTGAGATTGTTTGCTCAATACTTCGACAAGTTCTAATCCTGCTTTAATCTTTTCAGCTGTAGAAAGTCTACTGTATGGCTTACCGTCCATTAAGATTTCAAATGTCACTCTCTCTTCACCGTTTTTAAGAGTTTCGTAGAGCTGTACATTAATGTTTGTAAATAAGCTTTGAATCTTGTTAACCATCAACTCAGAACGTTTTGTACGGAATTCTTTGATTGCATCAATAATTGCTAGTGACTCATTCTTTTCTTTACGAATTTTCTCTTGCGTGCTTGCTGCTTCATCAATTTCTTTCTGCAATAGCTCAAGTTGTTGTGATTTTCGTAGTAATCCGTTTAACTCGTAAATCTTTTCATCGATGTCTCTCGTTTGAGTAAGATCTACTTCTTCAAGGGACATTTCTTTTATAGAAGCTTCTAGCTCTTTTAACTTCTTAACCATGCTTGAACCAAGTTGTTTCGCTTCTTCAAAACGTTTAATTTTGTTCTGTTTTACTTGTTCAACCGCTTCATCTTGTAAGGCTTGTCCGCATGTATGGCATGTGTCTTGCAATTTCTCATCTCTTATGCCAAGAACAACGTTTTTTTGTTGTAAAACTTGCTGTTTTACGCCATCAATTTGGTACTGCAACTGGTTATATTGTTGCTGTTTTTTCTGTGAATCTTTAATTGTTTTATCGATTTCTGCTCGTTTCGCTTGTAATTCAGACAGTTGCTTTTCAATTTCCTCTTTATTAACATCGTCACTCTCAGCTTTTTGTTTTTCATATTGTTCTTTTAATGTGATTACTCGTTCACTTGCACGTTCATATGATTTCTCATGTGTTTTCTTACGTTCCGCATGTAGTTTTTGTAAGTCATCTAGTGAATGTTTCTTCATCTTTTCTTCTAACAACTCAACTTCTAATTTAGATAGTTCAGCAAACACTTCTTGTTTCAACGGCTCCGATACATATTGCAACAACTGTGTGCGTTGATCTTGCCAATGTTGTGAAGAAAAATAATTAGGGTTAAATATTGATAGGAATAAGTTTTTATCGAACAATGACTCTACCAGTTCATTGAATTTCGTTGCTTTTTCTGGAACCTCATTTACGTAATACTTGGCTGTTTTCTTTTGTGTACGTCCAAGCAAAATATCTTTATCATCTACCTGGATAAGAAGTTCTACTTTGATTTCTGCATCAGCATTACTGATTGGCTTTGGATCATTCTTTACTCCGTATGGATCAATACCGTATAAAACCCATGTAATTGCTTCTCCTACGGATGATTTACCAGCACCATTGCGACCGCTGATTGTAGTTATTTCTCCAAAAGCTACTTCAAGACTGTCATGATTCTTGAAATTAACAACACGTAGTTCTTTAAAATTGATTTTCATTATTTTTCCTCCTTGTTATGAAGAGAAAACATTTGGTATAATATAAGTGAGTTATTAATAATGTTTTCTCCAAGACGACTTAGGGGTAAGTCGTCTTTTTATTTTGTTTTGATTCCTTTTCCCCAGCATTTATAGATAGGGATGATTGGCATTAACTCAACAATGTCAGCCTTCCATTCAGACGGTTCACCTTCAAAACGACTTTCCGCTTCATAATGTTCAAATCTGCATAAGTACTTGTTTCCTTCTAAGTCATTGCAATATGTTGGTTCGAAATTAGGTAACATATTAGTTCCCCTTTCTGATGCTTTGTACATCGAAGTGGTCATCCATGTATTCAGTAAACTCATCTTGTTTTTCAATAATTTCTTCCCATGTACTAAACACGTCTATCACCTTTTTCTTTGCCAACCTTAGGTTTTCTATGTTTAATAGCACAAGAAGCATGTTGTGTTCTCCATCCGCCTTGGAATCTTTCAAAGTGACCTTCACCTACACCGACTTTTTTAGCGCATCTGTAGCAAAAGCCTTCATATTTATTTCTCATTTTAATTCCCCTTTCTTGATGCTGTACGCATCATCACAGTCGAGAACCGGTGGGGTAGTTGGTATTACAGACAGATTCAGTTCTCGACCATGATGACAAGCACAGAGCTTGTCTTATGTTCCTAATTTTGTAACATTCATATATAATATTTTTATATTTCACGTGTTAAACTGATTACATTCTAAGATGTCATTTATTACCGTTTGTCCTTTTTGCAATACTCTATTTCTTGCTCTAGAGTCCCCCTCTAGGGCTTTTTATTTACTCTGATTTAGCTAGAGTTATTTCTTTTTAGGAAAAACCTCGTCAAACATTTTATTTAAAATCTTTTGATGCCTTATTTGATATTCAATTTTCCTGATTTCTGAACGCGTTTCAGTTAATTTAGCAGTTTGAATTTTATCTATATGCCTCAATTCTGATACTCGTTTTTCAAGATTTTTTATCTCATCATCTGTCATAACGCGGTGAATCATCCCACATTCCCCTCTCTATTTAGCTAGAGTTATATAAATGAAGTTTTAATAGAACAGATCAGCTTCAAGTTCCAAATTATAAACATCGCTTTCGATGTATAGGGCTTCAATTAAAAGTGTTTCATCTCCAGTTATGTCAAAAACACGTTTTAACACTTTTGCCTCCTGTTCCATTTCGTTTATTTTTTTAGCGGCTTCTAACTTTTCATTCACCTGGATACTTTCAGACGATTCGATATTTTGCGCTTCCAATTGGTCTAAAGCTTCCCAGAACCATTCTGTTCCTTTGATGATAACGCGAGTTTCATTTTCCTTTGCAATGAACGCTTTAATGACTTGACTATCAGTAATCAATGACCATTCTTTATTAAGACTTCTTTCAAAGTACTCTCTAGCTTCGTTGTAATCATCTCCATAACCAGTAGTTAGATTAACCGTTCCATCTGTACATTTGATTAAGAAAGAATATTTTTTTGAGTTCCCCATTTCCCATTTCCCCTTTATCAGTTATTTAACTAACTCAGCTAAAACGATGTAACCATGATGTTTTATAATGGTGCCTACGCTGCCATATACACCTCTAGCCTTTAAATCTCGTATCATTTTGATGATGTTTTCTTTCTCTTCTTTGTCCCGCTGCTCTTTATTTGTCATCGTTTTACATCCTTTGTCCAACGTTTGATTGGCTTATCGAACAAAGCTACGAGTGAAATACCACCGCAAATTATTAGCGCTATGATTAAAAGTGTTAATGTACTTTCTTCCATCAGATTGCCTCCCTTTAATTGATGACTTTTAAGTATCTAGGTCTAGGCTGCTTCACTTCTGTTGTTTTCCCTGTCTCGTTATCTACCATTATTTTTTTGCCGCCGTATGTTTCATGCATTGTGTATGTTTTCATGTTTGGAAACACTTCTTCGAAAAGGCTTTTTCCTGTTTCTAAACGATTCAATTTACTTATGATTGATAGTGAGTTGACTGCAAATAATGAAATACGTATATTGTGATACTCCCAAAGGAATTCATCGATTTTTTCGCCAATTAAACTATGTTCATCTAATCCATTGATGTATTCTTTTGTATAGAAATAATCTTTTACTTCTCGCTTTTTACCGTCATAATGTTTATCTATTGGAAAGATATTCTCGAACTCTTTTGGAGTTAATAAACTCATAAAGTGTTTTATTGTATTGATAAAAATCAATTTTTCTTCTAGTGACTCTCTATCTTCATCTCTTTTAGATAAAGAACTTATGAATTTCATTGCTGAAAATATAAGGCGTTTCAAAGCATCTCTATTGGAATGTGTTTTATCTGCATAAACTTCCTTAGTTGATTTCACAAACATTCTGTAATAAATGTTTGTGAAATCAGTCTTTGGTTTTGGAGTTCCGTTAATTACTTGTAATGCCATTATTTTCACCCCACATTACTCTGAGAAAATGAAACTTGATATTTGATTGCCATTTCTTTTATTACTGCTAAATAAATTTCAAGAAGCTTTTTATCTTCACCGATCACATCTAATTTAGAAACTTTATCGATTTTAGATTTAGGCGCACCTTCTAAGGCCATTTTCTTCTTCTTGTTCGTAACACGAATGTTTAGGTTAGCCTTTGCTCTATATTCCAACATGTCATAACTTTCATTTCTAATATCACGGTGTGCATTGTAACCACCAAGCTTAGAAGCGATTCTATTTATAAGATTAGTTGTCTCTTTTCTCCAGTCTGTTGAGTTTAAAGAAACTATCTCACTGATGTTATGTACTTGTTGTTTGGTTTCGATGATTTCTTTTTTTAGATTCTTTTGTTCTAGATCTTGTTCGGCTAATGTTATAAATAGCTTTTGGAACATTTGTAACTCTGGTCTTAATCGCGTTGTATCGATTTGCTGACTTCTCATATCGAAATAATCGTCAACGAATCTGTCATATAGTTCCCAAGCTGTATCATCTTCCAAAACTTTCAAAAGTTTTGCATATCCTCTTTCTGAAAGAATATAAATGTTCCCATTTCGGCCGCGGTATGAATTTATTGCCTGTTGCGTGAATCCAAACTGTTGAATTTCGGTGTCCGTCAGCCCGACACCTAATAAATCAATGATATCTACACCGTTTTTAAATCTTTTTCGGTTTTCATTAATACGCTGATTAATATGTTTCACTTCTTTTTCATGAATTTCAGCGATTTCTTTAACTAGCATTGCTTTCTTATTTTGACCAAATCCACCTTCGATTCCGGTGAATTCATAACCAGCTACATTTTGTTTGCCGATAATTTTTAATTGATTCATTTTCTTTCCTCCTTACAGTTACCCTTAGGGTAACTATGTGTTAAAAAAAATTACACTTCAATTTTCTTTTTCATTAATTCGTCTATCGTTACACCAAAAACTTCCGAGTAAGCGCATAAGGTTTGCAAGCTAGGATTCTTAACTCCATTTTCATATCTAGAGATTGTTTCTTTAGCTTTATTAAGCTGTTCACCAAGTTCTCGTTGTGTCATATTATGCTTACGGCGAAGTTCTAAAAGTAATTGATGGTTAACTTTCATTTATGATCACCTCGTTTACAATTTTTATTATACACACAAGTTACCCTCAGGGCAACTTTTATTTTTATTTTTTTATAAATTGTTTTTTATCTCTATTTAAGTAACGAAAAATAGGTAAAAATATAAAAGGTTTTATTTTAATTATTCTCTTTTGATGTTTACTTAGGGGAAACTTTCGTATTAATATATAACTAAAGGTTGACCTTGTGGGTAACTTTTTTTAAGGGGAGGAAATATATAAATGTTTAATGAACGATTAAAACAATTGAGGATAGATAAAAATTTTACTCAGCAAGAACTGGCTGAACTAACAGGACTAACTAAAGCGACTATTTCGAGATTTGAAGGAAATAAAAAGACTCCTTCTAGAGAATCTGTGACAAAATTATCTAAGGTATTGAATGTTACAACTGATTATCTATTAGGATTATCTGAAGATCCTGAACTTAACGAAGAGGAAAATAAGATTGTTACTGAAGAAGGAAAAAATATAATGGCCATAATAGAAAGTCTCCCAGAAGAGGAACGAAAAAAGGCTTGGGAGCAACTAGAAATGTACGTTAATTATATGCAAACTAAAAAGAGCAATTAATGAAAGAAGACTACCTTGTGCGGCAGTCTTCTTTTTTTATGTATTTGGTTTTTCTTTATATGATTCATCAAGGCAAATCTTTAAAATATCTTCTGCCTTTGTTACTCCATTCGTTTTTAACCCCAATTTTACAGCTTCTCTTACTAATTGTTCTTTTGTCATCCCCGACATCCTCCAGTTTCTTCATAGTAGTTTGTGAATCATTCACAATGTTTGCGTTTTTGCTTATTTTTTCTAAAACGCAATTTCCCCGTAAAGTAAGAATGACACCGCCTATTAAATAGACGATGTCATTCTATAAATATATTAAACTTTTACCAGCCGCCGCCACCGGGATCAACTTTAAAAAGCTGAACCTGTTGCTTTTCTGCTGCTACTTGCTTATCTTGTTCTTGCTTAATGTTTGTGTTACTTAATGTGAACACTCCCAAAACAGCAAGAACAGAGATAATAGAAAGTATTTTTTTCATTATTATCACCCAAGTATATTATACCATTTTTTCAATCTATACCCAAGTGGATTTTTGGTAATTTCGCATAAAAGTTACTATTATTCGCAATAAACATTTCTAACGATTTTTCAATAATACGAACATCATTTTTAGCTAATCCTAAATAAAAAGTAGAAAACTCATTTAAAAATCCTTTTTCTTCTTTTATCTTCGCTAGAATTTCAAGTGCTAATTTAATATTCCTTTTTCTAATCGCTAAAAAAGCTTCCTCTGGCAAATCTAAATCCCCATACAATGTATCAAGATCCTTATTATGATAAATTTTTAAGAAATTCAATGTTCTTTCAACCGCTCGTTTTCTTCTCTGTATTTCTTTGTTAAAAGAACAACCTAAAGTATATAGAGCTTGTTCAAAATGGAATTTAGATTGTGTATAATTTTCAAAGATGTATGACTCTGCAATATTATAATGAGCGTTTGCTTTTTGGATTACAAAATTCGGTTCGTTATTGCAGATTTCCAATAAACTAAATGAATTATCACGAACTTTTAGAATTTGTGAATCCATTAATAATACCGCATTCATCCCTTCTTTCAACCTTACAGTATAACTAGTACGAATGAACTTATTTTTGATTTTAGAAACTCTTTTTTCAATTTTTTTCATCCGTTTAAATAGTGATTTGTAATTGCGTAATTGGTAAGCTGTTTGGCATCTCAATATATCAATAAAAATCATCATTTCTTTCGAACTAACTTCATATCGTTTTTCTTCTAGCAAATCATCAAATTCATCTAAACTAAGTTTGTCAGCTTCCATGTTTCGACGATAAATCAAATCATATATTTCTATCCATTCATCATCGTCAGTTTCTAAGTATTTTTGCTCATTCTTTTCTTTTTCTTTCCGTTTTTGGTCGATTCTCTTTTTTTCTTTCACGATTAATTCTTTAAGCATTCCGAATTCTCCACGAAATGATAAATACTCCATAGCTTCTTTAACATTCTCGGGTTTAGCAAATTTCAAGTATTCCCTAACGATATCTCTACGAATAACATGATCTTCGTATAAATGTATTAAAGTTTTAGTTAAAAAACAAAAACTTATTTGTATATGGCCATTAAATATCCTTGAAACATTACCAGAAGATACTCCCCATAATTTAGCTAAATCTTCATTAGTGATTCCTACTGCGTACAAATCGTCATGAAGTTTGTTTAATAATACTTGCATTATTTTTTGTCCCCCTTTTGGACAAAAAAAGACACGCAAACCCTAATATTTTACATTTACAGGAAAACGTGCCACTCTTTTTTCTAAGTTGTGCTATAATATGTGTGTAAAGATCCGCGACAATGTTCCCTACTCTGACTAGGGGATAGTGCAAGAGTGCGTCCAACACTACTTGCACCGTGGGTCTTTTTTCTTACGTCCGTTTTTTTTAGTTGCTTACATAATACCACAAATTTCCCAATATTCGGTCATCTGATTGTCAGAATTTTGTTGAGAAAGTTCGAAAACCGCAACGTATCAACGTTTTCTGACGAAATATGCAATTATGCATTTTTTTCATATTTTCATATTTCAATAACCTACGTACATATTTTACCACTAATCAAACATTTGTTCTATACATATTTTTATTGGTCGAAAACATGACGTTGTTTTATTTTACAGTCAGAGTATCGACCAATTATGGTATAGTGATAAGGCGATTATTATACTCAAACTATGAAAACTACAGTCGGACAGAATATTAAAAAGTTAAGAATGTCTTTTGGTTTAACGCAAGCACAACTATCAGACCGAACAGGTTTATCACGCGGACAGATTAAAAATTGGGAAACTGATCGGCATGAACCTGACTTACAAAGTCTTAAAGTTCTTGCGTCCTTTTTCAACACCTCCACAGACGCCCTTCTTAGCTTCGAGAGCAAGAAAGAAGATGAATTACTAGGATTACTATTCAATGACATCCAAAGAGCTTATGAGGAGCTGGACGGACGTCAACAAGGGCGTTTTGCAAAACAAGTTGCCCTTTACGTAAAAATGATACAAAACAATAAAGACATATTGTAATTATGTTGTGCATCTGTTGATTTAAGAATAAAAGAAAACATTTCCAATATCTAGAGGTAAAATTTGACATAATTTTACTAAATCGACCAGGAGAGCTTAGGCTCTCTTTTTTATTTGTCTGTTCGACAAAATGTGACAAAAAGGTGTAACTAGATTTGTTATGATGGATTGGAAATCTTACATTTTAAAAGGGGATATAACATGGCTAATCCAAAATATACTAAGATAGATGAACGATTTGGCGTTATTGAATACCCGGTTACACTTACTGAAATGGTTGAAATATCAAAGAATTTCCCAAAAACAGAACGAACATTTTATGAGTTTGCTTTTAACGCTTTAAAGAAAGTTATGAAATCTAAAGAAGCTATTCATTTCTTTGAAGTTGCTTATCCAAAATTAACGAAAAATGGATTTATTGTCGTTGGAGAACATAACCTATATTTAGTAATGATGAAAGGCGGATTTTTCGGAGGAGCTGAAGCTGAAGTAGTTAAATACAAAGATATTAAGAACGTAGACTTTGATATTGCTCCGAATTTATTTGGTGCATCCATTATGAACCCAGGTGTTATTTACTTAGAAACGAAAAAAATGTTAGGCACGAAAAAGAGATCTATCCATAATATTCCTGAATATAATATCGACGCTCTTTTAAAAGTAATTCGTGATAGATTGAAATAATTTTTAAATACTGGAGGCAGCAAATAATGCATAAAAAGTTATTAACATTTTTAGTGTGCAGCGCTTTGCTTATGGGATTAACAGCATGTGGATCTAATGAAAAGACTACAAGTGAATCAAATAAATCAGAGCCTACATATCAAAAAGAAAAAGAGCAGCCTAAGAAAAAATTAGCATTCAAAGATATGACTACTGATCAGTATCTACAAAACTATAATAAAATTAAAGATGAATTGGCTGGACAAGGGATTGAAATATTACCTTTTAATTTTGAGTATGAAGAAAGTGCAAAAACCCATAGATTTTATTACACAAAGGACGAAAATATGTCCAAAGAAGACGCTAAGTGGGTTAGCGTTCATTTAAGAAGAGACGGTAAAACAATTGATGGACTTATGTATAATGGAGCTCCAGAAATTAATACAATTAAAGCTATGGTAAAAGCCACTGGTATAACTTGGTCTGAAAAACTAGATAAAATGATCGAAGGAAAAGAATCTAATAAAGAAAAAGAAGAAATCACAGTTGATGGGGTAAGAATTAATATTTTTGGAAGTCCGACAGATATTACGGTCATGGTTGATTCTCCAAAGAGTCTGTAATGAAATACTAATTTGAATTATATTTCTCAATAACTAATATAGATAAATATGGTAAAATGGAAATCGGATGGGAGTCCATATACATATTGTTAAAATTAAGGTGGTTCAAATCGGAGAAGGGCACTCGTGAGGGTGTCTTTTCTTTATGAAAAAACACGCCGAATTTAATTTTCAAACGTGTTTTTTAGTAAAGTGATATTTTATACAATCTATTCCTAAACTGGCCAACGAAATGCTTATCGCTAGACTTAACGCATACAGCATTAATTTCATACCTGTATAATCGAAAATTTTATTTGCTAGAACTAAAAATAAAATAAATAGGATTATAGACTTCAACAATACTTTAAGAATATCTATTTTCATACCTGTCCCTCCTCTATACCTCAAAAGAAAAATGCAAAAATCTTTTATTGAGTGTATAATCTACATTAGACAGATGTATAATTGCAGGAAAACAGAGTGGTAGAGACACCCTGTTTTATGTAATACTCACTTTTTAGTGAGTGAACGGAACATAACTAAAAGCAACTACCTTCAGCACTCTTAGCCACTCCACAGCTACGTCCATAGCTTGAGTGGTTTTTACATAGGTAAAAATAGATAAATCTAAACTCTTTTGTTCTATATACTCAACGAAAGGATCTAATATGAGCCTTTCAGCAAATAATCCAAGCAAAAAAGTTACGATCAATTCTTCCACATGCATCACCTCCTTCTAATAAGAACTAAAAATCAAAAGCATTCAATAGTTGGTTTGCTTGATTTTAGTTAACTTACCAGAGGTAGGTTGACAATCTCACTCAATTAACTAACATTACTGGAATAATATAACATAAGTCTTTAAATTTGTATATATATGAATCTTCAACAAATTCAAAAGAACCCTATTATAAATTAAAGGAAAAATCCCCACACAGTGTGCAGGGATCAAGAGTGAATTAGTCGGGTGACTGTCCTCATACTAATATATTAATCCCTCACCAGCAAAACAGAGAAATCTTATTCTCTACCTTCGTGAATGAATTTTTCAAACATCAAAAATGCCATTTCTTTTTCTTCTTCATAAGATTTTATAGGCACTTTGATGTTTTTACCGCACTTTTGCATAAACAAGGTCCAATAATTATGTTTTTTAGCATATGTAAGTGCATCAAAACAATCAATAACTTCAAATACATTCACTTCGCTTCCTTCAGAAGAGAGTAAAATAATATCTCCATTAATGAAATCGTAAGTTATTCTTGCGTTTATATCATCAAGTAACACTCTTTTTATTTCTAATTTATTCACTATGCCACCCCCCTTCCGAACTGTTTGATACATATATTTTAATCGTATCAAAAATGAAATACTAACTGAAAAAAATGACAGTTTCATTATATAATTTCACGTACTGTATCCGTTGTGTTAAACCAATTTCGGAAATAGGACACATTCTAACACTCCTCCACCAAAAGAAAAACCCCCTAAATAGGGGGGTGGAAGAATTAAATAGTTAGCTAGCACATATAACTACTGCTTTAAGAGACAGACCAGGTAACACTTTTATTTTCGCTAGGAAACAACAAATAATATTACTTTAACGGGACAGTCATTTAATTTTTATACTGTGTAAACCAAGTTAATATAGAACATTAGGTTTAAGACGAAATACCATGGGACAGTTTAAAAAGAACAACTAGTGCGCATATACATATCAATAAGTAGTCCAAATAATATATACGGTTTAACAAGACACCGATGTCCGCTTTTATAATTGTTTTCGTAATCGTCGTAAATGACGTTCTGAAATCCCCATTTCTACGGCGATATTCTTCCATTTTGGTTTAACACTATTATTAATTATTTCTCTTAACTTAGATAATTGCTTGTCCGTATTGTCTGCGACTTTAGCTTTATATTCTTCAATAGTCACAGAGCCGCGTTTTTCACGTTTTCTTAAAGTGTCACGACGTTGTTTCTCTTTTTTATCAATCAATGTACTCATACGTTCTAATTCTTCTTGTGTAAGTTGTACATTAAGCTTTCTCATAACTGTATCATTACGCATAGGTTTAACTAAGTTATGTGGCAATCCTGTGCGTTTGAAGTCATTCTTAGCAAACTCATCGAAAAAGGTCATTGCGTCTTTATATCCATTTTTCGCTGTACGTTCCAATTCTTTCTTTGGTTGTGGATCAGCGAGCTTTGCGTTTAACTGGAATGTCATTTCTAACGTAGCAGCTTGATTCTTAACGATTAAAGCTGTTGTAAACGAATATATGTATGTTAAATCATTTCTGTTTTCTATTACGCCGTTTCTAAGCTCTACAATTAGCTCTAAATCGGCTTTACGTTTTGTATTTAAGCTATAAAGGTCCATTACTCCTTTACGTGCTGGCAACGTTGTTAGAGTGCCTTTACGCTTTGTTTTACGCTTTTTCTCTAGCGGTGGTACATATTCATATAGTTCTTGCAATGAATACTCTTTTTCAGTCCATAAATCAACTGTGATTTGTTTGCCAGTTTTACCATGCGTACTGTACGGCAAACGGAATACACGGGATAAATCTGAACATGATCCATCTGCACCAAGTGGCATAAGCATTTTTACGAAGTGATTTGTTATGTATTGTGTTAAATATGCCATTTGTGGAGCAGCGCCACCACTTATGCTATAAACTAGCTGTACACCTCGACCATTCATAATAATATTCGGGCATGGAAGAAACCCGTCAAATACAAAATCATACAGCTGCTTCATTACATAATCTTTAGATAGTCCTATCTTATAAAAATCTAAGTCTACTCCTATGTTGCGTATTTGCTTCAAATCAGCCGTTTTTCTGCTTCCGTGTTCAAATGCATTAAGAGATAAGTAAACGTCCTTCAGTCCCTTTTCTGAAGCTTTCAACAACTGTTTTAAATCACGTAATCCATACCAAATCTGTTTATGTTGTTCGTTACTCAAATCAATGGTAACTACATATCCTGCCTTTTTCCGTTCAGATAGATAACATTCATACCAGGAATCAATGAACGTATCCTGTTTCTGTATCGCTAACGACATACAAATAGCCTCCTTATTCAAATAAAGGAAGCTACACAAGACACTTTTATACTTTACCTGCCTGTCTCTTTTTGCTATTATAAAGACAGACATTAAGTTTGTTCTGTGTAGCTCACGCTAATAGAACAACATTATTACCTTGTGTAACTTTTCAGAGAGCTTTATTCCCGCGGTCGCCAAACTTTAGGGATGAAGCTCTTTCTCATTTATTCGATTAATTTCTACATCAATTGTAATACAAGATTCATAGAGATACAACCAAGGGCAAGGAATGTGAAAATTCCTGTCCTTTTTTCTGTGGTTCTGTATTATAATCTATTTGTAATATAAAATGTACACATTTTTGTAATAAAAAAGAGGTATCATAATACTAGTAATAGAATTTATATTTATATCAAAGTTAACAGAAAAACTAGTATCAATTCTGAATTTATTATTAGTACTAACATTAGTACTAATAATGGTATCAATAATAATACTAGTACTGATACTGATTTTTATATTGAAAGGAGATTGAACTATGCCTGTTATCTGTGTTAACAACAACAAAGGTGGTAGTTTAAAGACTACAACAGCTGTAAATTTAGCTGGTGTTTTAGCAGGAAAAAAGAAGAAAGTTTTGATTATTGATTCTGATAATCAAGGTAATGTTGCGTTAAGTTTTGGGATGAATCCAGATCAATTTGAACTGACAATCTATGATGTTTTAATTGGCGATTGTAGCACAAAAGATGCCATTGTTAATGTACATAAATACATAGACATAATTCCATCAAATGATGATCTAGTCGGATTTGAATTTGAAGTCATTAGAAACATAGATAAATATATCAACCCGTTTTTATTAATGAAAGTTGCTTGTTCAGAATTAGAAAATTTATATGATTACATCATTATTGATACTCCACCATCACTTGGTTTGATGGTTGGTAATGCGTTCGCGTTCGCAGACGGTATTCTTATTCCATTTAACCCTGAACAATTTTCTATGCGCTCATTAGTAAAAGTTACAGAGACAATTAAAGAATTTAAAGAGCAGTACAATAACAAACTAAATATCCTTGGTGTTTTAGGAACATTAGTCGATTCAAGAACATCACTTCATTCTGATGTATTGCAATCCACAAGAAAGTACTGTTTAGAGAATGACATTAAAGTATTTGAAACTGTAGTCCCTCGAACGGTAAGACATGCTTCTTCTATTGCGTATGAAAGTGTTCCAGCAACGTTGTCAAAGAAATATAAAGAAGCAGGTAAATGCTATTTCGATTTATGGAAGGAGATTGAAGCAATTGGCGAAAAAGAACCGGCTCGTTGATTTTGGGAATGTGGCAACATTAAAAGATCAAGAAACCACTGATGTTAATAAAGATGTGAACATTAGTACTAATAACAGTACTAACATTAATACTGATATTGACACTAATGTTGTTATCAATGAAGATGTCAATAAAAGTACTGATACTAACATCAAAGATGATACTGAACTTAATATCAATAATAATAATACCGAAACTAACAAAGACACTGATACCAGTATTAATGTATCTAAGTTGTTAGAGAAGATTGCATCTAAAAATAATAAGCAAAAAAAGATACAAAGAAGTATCTATCTAAGTGAAGATATTTCAAAAAAATTCGATCGTTACGGTAAGAAAATGGGTAAAGGTGCAAAGAGTGATTTGATTGAAGATTTTTTACGTGAAGCTTTAAAAGATTTTTAAATAGAGGTGATTAAAATGGATATGTTGGAGATTGCAAAAAAAGCAAAAGAAACAAAGCCGAAATTCAAGAAAAATAAACCTACTTTTAAAACTCGTACTTTTAGAATCCGAGAGGATTTATTAGAAGCCATTGACACTCTTTATACAGAACATGGTGAAAAACAAGAACTGATTAATACTTTGCTGATAGATCATTTCGAAAAGTTGAGCGCTGATTTGAAGTGATAATTCATTACTAAATAGGAGTGGTATCTTTGGAGAAGACTAATAATTCATTTGTAGTAACTGTAAAACCTATTATCGATAACTTAGACGTAACGGAATCAGTTGAAAAGGATAGCAAAATAGAATCAAAAGACCATGTTAATACTGTTATTGAAAATGATGATGTATTGGGCTTCTTAAATACTTCGAAAAAGAAAATATTAGTTGGTTTTCACTTAGAGGAAGACATCAACAAAGTCATTAAAAAAGTATTAGGTGAAAATCCAGAAAAAGGCGCACAGTCAGAATTAGCAAATAGAATATTCCGTGACTTCTTTGAAAAGAGAGGATTGCTATAAAGCCATGGTTAGAATGACTGGAAAGGAGATTGATTAGCATGCCATTTGTAATACGTGGTGAAGGATTTATTCTTGAAAGTTGTGAAATCGGTCAAGAAGGAAAAGAATTGGAGTTTGAAACATATCAAGAAGCGTTAAATGCACTGGACTTAATTCAGTTGCCTCAGCGAGATGCAGATTTAGAGATACTAGAACTAACAGCTTGTGAAGAATGTCATGGTCAAGGTGGTATTATTATCTCAATTGATGAAGGAATAGTTGCTGACTGCCCCATTTGTAATGGGAGAGGAAAAGTTGAAGAAGAATAAGAAAACTAGCCGACTTATAAGAGCCGGCTCCTTTGCATTTTACTCGTATTGGTAGAACCATCCTTTGCCGTCTAACCATGCAGTCAACTTATCAAGGTCACTTCCGAGTTGTCTTGATGTACGTACTGAAAAGATTCCTTCTTGCTTACCTTCAATATGGATGTCTGTCGGGTACCCTAAACCGTCCAATACTTGAGCTACTTCAAGCATCTTATCGAATCCTACTCCGCCAGTTGCTACTAGTTTCATACCGTTGTCCATAATTGTAATACCCTCCTGTGATTGAATATTTTGTCCTGTGATAGCTTCTGCTACTGCCTTTGCTGCTTTATCAAAGTTCGCACGGAATTTTCGCATATCATTCTCATTGTCTACAAAACAGATTTCAGGTAATAACCCAGTTTTCGTTTTATTAATCCAACCTAAGTCCGTTGAAAATTTGATTCCACGATCTCTTAATCCAAAAGCATCAGCCATTGCTTTAGAAATCTTGGCAGCTAGTTCTCTATCACCATATAAAGGATGCAACCAAACTTCGCATCCGGTACCACCTGGTGTAGCATTTAAATGGAATTGTAAATCAACATTACTGTCTTTCACACGCAGATGATTATTAGCCGCGTTATTCCAAACATCATATTTTGTTGTCCCTACTTCATCAGAACAATTCACATATTTCCATCCTGCTGCTTGTACATATTTAGCAACAGCATCTAAGAAACGTCTATCTTCCACATGTTCTATCCCATAGATACTATCCGCACCTGGCACAATTTTGTTATGACCACCTGAACCAGCAAAACAATCCATTACTCAACATCTCCTTTTAATTTAATAAAAAAGAACGATGTTTTTAACACCGCTCTTAAGCTTGTACAACATTTTTAATTGTTTGATGTGTCTTTGGTATCCGTAAACCATTTGCCAGCAGCAGGATTAGAAATAACCCCACAAGCAACTAAAATAACTAGAATAATATCGACATATTCTTGATATCTTCCTGCGTTAAATTGTGGAATCGTATCCATTAGCACCATCCCCAGTAATGCAAAAAGGGCAACCCATAACCCACGATTTTTTAATTTATCTCGCATTCTTTTCATCTTCCTTTCTAGAATCAGATCGTTTAATTTTTGCTTCAATTTCACTTGCTACACTCTCAAGCAACCATGTTGGAATCCATTTATCCCACCCAACACGTACACAATTCGCTGTAAAACTGTTAAAAATGTGATAGATTAAACCACCAGTCACCATGTAAAAGAAAAAATCCGGCAGTTTAAAAGCGATATCAAACATATGAGCCAAGCAAGGCAATAAAAAAAGCACCACAGTTCTTGCGATGCCTTCAATCCCATATTGACTTGAATAAGTACCATCCAGTTTTGATGCTTTGCTACCAGTAATCCAGTCTAGTCCAACAACCATCATCAGAATAGAAACCCAAATTAAATTCGTTTTGCCATATATCAAACTTAAAACTGTTCCCAATCCACCGCTAATTACTGATGCGATTTTGAATTGTATAGAAGTGAAAATGTCGCTAATATCAATACTTTTTAGAAGAGCATTCATTCTATCCATACTTCACCCCCTTTCAAGACAAAATAAAAAAAGCCTACTGTTGTACGCTTTATACAATGTTACCCATTATTACCCCTTGAACAATCATAACACGATGACCTGCTACTGGTTTATAACTTCCTATATAAGGATAGGCTTTAACAGTAGGAGCAGTTGAACCATCTATTATAACTGTAGGCCTCCCTCCATTATAATCTTGAGGTATCTTACCAAATCTAATACTAACTGTTGGGGATTTATTATCCATCATATCTAAAAAAGAATTTACATCAATCATATATTAACAACTCTCCTTGCTTCATGTGTCATTTCTCCACCGTGTGTTAAACTCATTGACCATGCTGTCTCCGAAAACTTCTCATTTATGCCTAATTTGCTGTAGTCTATCTGTAGAATATCTTGGTAACCATGGATAGGCATAAGCGCAGTTTTGAATTTAACTTTCCCGAATACTTGCGAAGCTTTATCCGCTATCTGTTTAGTGTAAACATCTAATGCAGCTTGGTCTGCCATATCCTCTACTTCTCTATAGTCTACTATCGTACGTCCACGGTTAACTGTACTAGTAGGTGAATCAGGATTGTCGTTAGTATACACAGAACGTAAAGGCTTTTCTTCTGCATTCGTTTTAACGATAACCCAACGATTAGGTGTTTTATAGATATCTAGTTCTTCTTCCATTCCATTGTAGATGATACTTAGTTCATCATCTTTGTAAGTATATTCAGGAGATAAAACAGATGGTGAGATGTATTTATGGCTAGTAAAGAATCCATTCTCATCTACAAATATAGGTGTGAATCCTATATTTGTAAGTAGGCTATTGATTATTTTCATCTTAGGTGTCCCGATATCAAACTGGATATCTCTTGTTAATACTTTATCTGTATCATCTATAATATAATCTGTAATACCTGCACTCTTAAGAACATTTATAACGGCTTGTTTATAGTTTGTTCCTGCTGTTACTGTATAGATATCGTCTACGAAATCGTCTATCAATATGATACTAGGATCGTAGGCCTCAACGTCTCTCATAACTACGTTCTCATCATCTGCTCGTGTAGGGCTTGATAGTAAGAAAATACCCAACGGAAAGTCGATGAAAGTCTTCTTAAGATCAATGCGTGCTTTAAGTTTAACTGCAAATGGTTTACCTTGTGAAGTCTCAATGTACTCACCATCAAAGCTACTATCATGGACAGTATACCAATTCTTCCCGTCATCTGATATTTCTAGTTTAGATTCATGGTACAGTCTATCATCTGCAAAAGAGTGCCATACTTTAATTTCTTCGATGTCGTATTGATTCCCTAGGTCTACTTGCACGTAACACAATCCTGTACTACTAGGACTAATTGCATTAGCTAAATCCAAGTTACCATCTGTTATTTTGGTAAGCGGCGATCCAATAGGGAAATCTACATTAGAAGATACAGGCTTATTTAATGCTTTGTTATCGTTGAATTTGTCATATGCTTGAATCTCTATCCAATGATTTAGACTATCTACTGTATTGCCGTTAAGCCAATCACGGATATATCTAACTTTACGTTTTGCAATTTTAGACATTGTCGGCATTTCTAGTTGCATGATCGGGCGTATTCTATCATTTAGCCAATCAATTTCAATGCTGCTTTGCTCCTGTATTGTAAATCTAGCTGTTCGTTTAATTTCATTAAAAGCGCCGAAATCAATCGACGCCTGCTTAACACTATATAATACTTGTTTAAACTCATTCGCTTTATTTAGCAACTCATATTTAAATTTAACGGAACGGGAACCCTTCGCACCGTGCAGAGCGCTTTTCACTTCTTCATCTGTATATCCATTACGCGCCAAACTTATCATATTAAAATCCCCTCCACATAATACACCTTCAATGGATTGAACGACAGATTCCAAAATATGCGTGTTTCTTCTACTTTCAACGAATCAATCGTTACATATTCTTTCTTACCGAAATTATCTCTTAGTAACAAAATCTCACCAGCTTCAATTAAATCTCGCATTCTCACAACATCTTCATATCTACCTACCTTGTAGCTATATTCAAAATTACGGTCATAATTCTCCCCGAACTCTGTCATCGCATAGCTTCGTCCTGAGAATGCATTCGATACACTGCTTCGAGTACTTGTTTCTGAAGATGCTGCACGCTTTGTAAGTGTTACGTGGTAAGTTGGGTCTGACGCCAGAGATAACTGTACATTCTTTAGCTTAGCAGATACTGTAACGATGTCGCTGTCCATAAATGCTGTATTGTCACCGATAACTCGCACGTAATACTGAATATCAACGCCAGATCGAGGGGTATAATCAATATAAGTCCCTTCTGTACCGCTATCCTCACCGTCCGAGTAAGGTGTAGTTGTTAGGAATGCCCCGTCTAGTAGTACCCATCCTTGATAACCATCATTTCGGTATATCTCGGCATGCGTAATGGCTGGTATCAATCCCAATGGTGCAGGGTTCTTGATATTAATAGATACATAACCATTTATGTTATCTGCATTGATTGTCAATTTAGGCTTAAGTGGCGGCGTATATGACACAAGGAAAGGTGATATAGCAAAGTTACTCCATAATCCTGTACTATCTCTCACGGACACCTCAACAGTATGCCTAGTGTTATTAGCTAAATGGGCAGACACAGTAGCAGCCTTATTCGGACTGTTGCGTTGCTCTTCAAATACCACTGTGTTATTCTCATCGGTTACCCTGATCCAATACGCTAACTGTGTAGGATGAGACCACTGGATAGTTGGATTAGCAAGTACCACGATATCGTTTGCTAATGGATACGTTATTGTAGGTGGTGCTGGTCTAATTGCAGCTGATACAGTAGCGATAGATGAAAATGGGCTACTCAATCCTAGTTGGTCATATGTCCGTACTCTCCACTCTATTTGAGCCACAGGGAACGTTTCTGCCGGGACATTATAAAAGTTATCAGTAGTTGCTATAGTTACATTATTCCAATCCTCATTACCTTTCACTCTCCATTGGAAATCGAATTGTGACTGTGGATCATTCGTATTCGCATCATTGTGCTTCCATGAGAACGTATTAAGTTCGTCCTTACTTATAGCCCCGCCGTTTGGATTTAGATTAGTCGGAATGGTTGGGGCTACATTATGGATAATCGTAAATACATTATCGCTCATATCCCAGTTACTGTAAGTTGAACCATCGTATGCACGTACTCTAATCTTACACAGTGCGCTTTCTGTTTCATTTATGAAATCGTACTCGTATGATGTAGCACCTTCTTTTGTAAGAGATACAAGGTTTCTCCATGTTAACCCATTATTCTTAGATAACTGAATCTGATACTTTAATTTGTTCTGCGGTGTTGCAGCATCATACCAGAACTTGATAGCTAAATCTTGGTTAGCGTAGGCGTTTGGCTTGTTATCTACATACATCTCACCATCTGTATACAAGCCGTTGAAGACACAAGATATTGTAAAACCATCTGTCGCCCTACCAGCCACTTGTATTGCTAATAACGTTCCCTTTGGGATGTATACTGGTGTCGGCAAATCAGCACCTACGAAAGTATATCCGGTTGTTTGTTTAGGTATTGTTACAGGAACAGAAGAGTATACAGTGGTATTTGGCAGTCTTGTGGCAGGATCAATTCCAACGAGTTCAAATTTTAATTTCTCCTCGTAACTGTCCGTGTTATATACGTACATACCTATCTTTGTTATACTGCCAAAGTCTGGCATTTTGAATACTTGTCCAATTCTACTTTGAGCCCCTGTGTATGCTGTAGTAGCATTCATAGGTAGTAATTCAAAGATATTAGGATCAGATAAATCTGTTGATGGCAGCCATTCAATTGTATGTGAGCTATTCCATGTCTCACCACCATTAGGAACTGTTAAAGATGGTGCAGTTGGGACACGGTTATATTCAATACTGAACATAGGATTTTGACTGTACGTTGAAGTATCTTCACTCGTGTTAAAATCAACGTACTTACCTGTTGATCCATCATCAAGAGTCTGCCTAAGTTTAAATCCATTATTGACTAGGCTACCAGTAACCCATCTTCTTACTAGTGCTGTTATATCGAAATCCTTAAACATACCGTTCTCATAAGTATTGAATATCTGTTTTATTCCCGTTACTTCTGTTGTCGGCTGTTTTTCCCAAGTAACGCTTGATTCATACCAGTCACTTGTAACAGCTAATATTTCAAAAGCTCTTTTTGATGAATCGCTAGCTTGAAAAGAGAATAAAGAAGCTTTTGCCGATAGAATTTCAATATTTGACGGTAAACTAGGTAGAGCAAACTTTATAAAAGCGTGCTTGTCCCCACCGCTATTTTCCTTACTCCCTACTTGCGTAGACATTATTTTTGAATCGCTGTAGTTCGTAGTTGGATAGTTGCTATCTACGTAAGTATCTTGGCCATCTGTAGACGACGGGCGGACTACAACTGTAGGGTCAATCTCTACAGGGTAGATCAATCCTGATACGTCTGCACTCAATTCAATATATACATTACCCTCTTCTCTAATAATATTTTGTTCAACATCTCTGTGTTTACCTGAATCATCTTGTAGCCATGCTGGTTGTAATTTAAGTGACCCCGTCGTTAAATCGTCTCCTAAAGATCCTTCTACATTGAATCTAAACTTTGTAGGCGCTTTGTCTGTCTTCAAAATAATTGTCTCTTTTACACCTGATTCTGTTAGATCTAACAAAACATCTGTATCATTCCAAGCATCTTGGTAGTGCGCTCTGTTTTTGATAGTGCTGTCGATGTATGCTCTAGATGGACTAGCTCCAATTGGCGTCAGTTTCAAATAATCATCGCCGCGTCCAACTAAGTACCCTCTAGAGAATTCACGTGGTATTTGCACTTTAAATGGTACTGATAGACCTTGATAATCATAATTATCACGATTTAATTTATTATTTTCTACATCTTTAAGTGATCTCTCTTTCGCAGATGCTAGTAGGTACCTACCGTTTACCTCAACCGGACCGTGATAGTCGAATAAATCAGCTTCATCGTAAAGGTCAGTAGATATATTATGCATGTTACCTGCTTCATCTTCAAAGTGTACTTGGTTTTGATATACCTCTTCTGTGAAAGAACCGTCAAAATTGATCCATGTTTTAGAGAAGGGGGAGCGCTTGTTCAGCATTTCCCCGACTTTAAATGTTTTCACCATAGGTTAGCCCCTTGCTCTCTTCGTTTGTTTAAATGTATTAAAGAAATCCAGTACTTGCTCGAATTCATTCATATTATTAGGGTCGATATTGACCGTGATGTTATTTGTATTACCGCCATTGTTATGATTAATTGTTGAACTTGTTGACGCTGCTCCAGCAGATGCAGCTTGTATCTGAGGCATAGATACTAAATCAGTCATCAATGCGCTTACCTGTGGCATAGCTAGTTTAAGACTATCCGAGATAGGACCACCGAAGTCTAGTTTATCTAGGTCAGAGAGAGGACCAACTTTTGCGGGTGAGAACGGTAAGAAATCACGGACAGCACCTGCTACATCTTTAACTGTGTTTAACACAGCGCTCTTCGCATTCTCGATACCTTTTCTCATCATATCCATGAAGCCTTTACCGGCGTTGAAGAATGAATCCTTAATACCATCTAGCGCATCTGTCATTACCTTGCCGATTTTATCAAGTATCATGCTCCTTATCTCCATCTGCATTGACCATATACCTTTAATAAGTTCTGCGATAATTTTTACACCACACTCTAGTATTTTAGGAAGATTATCAATGAAAGCTTTAGTCAGCTCCACAATTATCTTCAGTCCAGCGTCGATTAATTGAGGAAGTATTTTGATAAGTCCATCAATTAGTGCCATTAAAATCTTCATACCTGCGTCAATAATCTTCGGTAGATTTTGAATTAATGTGTCGAATATCTTCACTATTAATTTCACCGCAGTATCTATCAATTGTGGAAGTATTTTCATGATTCCATCTATCAAAGAGTTTAGTATTTTAACGCCAGACTCTATTATCTTAGGGAGGTTCTGCACTAACGTCTCAACAATTTTCGTGATTAATTTTACTGCTGTTTCGATCAATTGTGGTAAAATTTTCAAAATACCATCTATTAAAGAGTTCAGTATTTTTACACCAGCATCAATAATTTTAGGAAGGTTTTCAGCTATTACTCGTATCAAAGTTTCTATTATCTTAATAGCTGAATCGATTAGCTTTGGTAAAGTTTTAAGAACACCATCAACGAGAGCCATTAGAATTTTAATACCTGCATCTAATATTTGAGGTAGTAATTTAAGAATTGACTCGACAAGTGTGATGATAATTTTTATACCTGCATCAATAATCATAGGCAGAACCTTAGTAATACCATCAACTAAAGTATTAATTATATTAGCTGCTGCATCAATCAATTGAGGTAAGGCACTAAGAATCGCATTAACTAAAGATACAATTATATTGATACCAGTCTCTATTATTATTGGTAATAATGTTACTAATCCAGTTATGAAAGTTGTAATAATAGAAGTTACTGCTTCAACGATTTTAGGTAAGGCACTAGTGATACCTTGCACCAGCATAACGAGTATTTCGACACCTTTTTCAACGATCATAGGTAAGTATGTTGTGATAAATCCGATGAAAGCCGTTAAAACTGAATTGATGATCGTACCTAGTTGAGCCATTAATTGCGATCCGCCTGTTACAGCGCCCTCGCCCATTCGCATGAATAGAGATATCATCGTGATAACTAATCCGGGGATACCGCCAATAAGCATACCTATGATGTTTGGCAGGAAAGTAGTAAATGCTTGAATGATAGGATCAAAGTTACCTTGAAATGCTTGCTGTATAGCGCTGAAAACTTGGATGAATGATTCTCGTAAAGTATTTAATACTGTACCCATTATCATTGCTGCACTTTGGAAGCCAACAGGTAAGTGGGTAATCCAATCATTCATAACGTCACCGACTGCGATAACGCTCCATAGATATTGACCTAGCGCAACCATATGTTGTCCGAACTGCTGAATAGGACCAAGCATAGATATAATTGCATTTCGCATATTTACAACAGACTGCCCTATTGCTTGCGCTGTGTTCTGGAATGGTTCTGGTAAGTGAGTAATCCAATCATTAAGGTGATCCCCGTCTACAGCCGCAAAGAATAGGTATTTACCCATTGCAGCTATACTCTGTCCGAAACTAAGTGCAGCTTGCCCGGCGGTAGCGCATGCACTCTTAACTTTACTTATTGCATTCTGAACTAATTCACTGTTAACTGCTGCGGCAAGCATTTCTTTACTTGTATTTAAGACATGCATTCCGAACTCTTTAATAGCGCTAGCTGTGGCAGTTACTACGTTTCTAAACGCTTCACAGTGATTCCATAGATAAGTGATACCTACTGTCAATCCTGCGATAGCTGCTGCTACTAGCCATACAGTACCGCTCATCGCTGCGAAACCTGTGATAATAGGCATCATTACCGGTTTGAATGAGAACAGTATAGCTCGTAAGCCTTTAAAATATCCAATACCTATTGACAATGGCGATAGTATTAACATCAAGGCGGGGACTAACATCATCGTACCTTGTATAAATTTAGCTAACGTTGGATGAGCTTCGTTAAACTGAATAACTAGATCAGCCATTCCAGCTACGAAATTATACAGAGGTATCATTACTGCTGCGAATGCTTCCTTCATAGGGTTTAAAGCTTCTGACAGCTTTTCCATCATGTTTGAATATGCTTCAGCATATTGTGGGTTCATTTCCATATTAGCACTGTGTAGTGCCCCATATAGCCCCATAGCAGACGCTGCCGCCAAACCGAACACGATAGGAAATGCCATAACCTGTTTGTCGATATCTCGCATTGTATTGCTTAATTGTTTCATGCTAGCATTTGGTCCATGCATTTCTAGTGCAAGCTGGGCAGAGCTACCCGAGTTAGCTACTTGCTCTATAGAGTTAGCTAAAGCCAATCCTGCCCTGTTAGCACTGTATAGAGGATTGTTCCAACTTGCATAGTTTTCACTAATCCTACTAGCAGTTGTACTCATATTGTTCATCATACCAATTTGTTGTAGCATACCCATCATGGCAAGCCTATTAGCATTAATTTGCGCATCTGTAACTTTCTTCTGCGCTGCGCCTAGTTCGGTAGCTTTATCAATCATTTCTTGGGTTGTGCCTGTCCAGTCTTTAGACGACTGTGCTAGTTGGAAGTACCCATGCTGTATACGAATCTGTTCATTGTATACGTCAGACATACCCATCTTCTGCGCTCGGAATGCGTTGTTCATTTCAGCCATCATGCGTCGAGACTCGTCGGATATCTGAACGTATCCACGTCGTATATCATTTGTCATCCCCGTAAATTCAGAACCATAGGCGTTCCGCATTTCCCTGCCTAATGTTCCAGCGTTTCTACCCATTTGGTTTAACTCGTTATTTACTTGATTGACTTCATTCCTAGTTGCTGTTGACATCCCATCAATACCGTTACTATAATCACTACTCATCGCTTGCGCTAGTGCTGCTATGTGTATCCCGATATTAGCAAGAGCATTATTTATATTGGTAACACTTTGACTAGTATCGTTCTGCATCTGGGTAGTTTCACTATATAGAGTGGTATGCATTGAGCCTGTAACACTACTAAGATTTTCACCTATGTTTCTTAGCTCATTGTTGATCCGTTGGACTGCTTGTCTAATGTCGCTTTGCATATTGTTTGATACGCTGTCCATGTTATTACCAATGTTGCCTAGTTCCCTGTTTATGTCTTGGACATCACGTCTTACATTACTAGTATCCAATGCGGTTTCTATTACTACCCGTCCGTCTGCCATTTAAGAATCACCTACCTTTTCATTAATTTCTTTTGTGATTCCATTCGACGATGGTAAGCTTCGTATTCCATTTGCTCTCGGATAGCTTTTGCTTCAGGTAACTCGTATAGCTCTTTCATTTGTTTGATGCGTTTACGTTCATCAGCATTAGTACTATCCTTTTTAGGTATTTCGCAAGTACGGTAGTGTATTGCAATTCCCATTGGTGTTTTATCGGAAAGGTTATTGAATAGAGCTAGGAACTCTTCCCATGTTAGCTTTCCTTGTTGTTCTAAGAGGTTCATTCCATAATCGAACAGGAAAGATGCAAAGATCCGTTCCGCGTCTATAACGAAGTCGACAATAGGTATATCTGGATCATTACTGTCATCGTTACCACTAGCGACATTCCTCTTTTTACCTGTAGAGGATAGATCAATATTTAACTTGTCCCTAAGTACGTCAATAAAGAATCTCTCTTTCCTAGCGCCGTCTAGTTGTGCAACTAAAGATTTATCTACCACCAACATATTTAATGCAACGGACGGTCTGGTGTTTTCCGGTACAGTCTTATCCTCAAACAATTCCAATAACATCAGAACATTGTCAAAAGACAGGTTCAACTCAACGTTGACACCTGCCCATGGGTAAACATCTCTATTTCTATCTGTTAACTTAAACACGAGTTTTAATGTTATTCAGATATTTATTTTGAACTTCCTCTGTTTTACTACGTGTCTCTTCTGCATAGATATCAGATAGATAAGTTACTAGCGCCATAAGGTTCATTACTGAACGACCTGCTTTTTCATATAATTCTTCAAACGTTCCATCTCCTAGAAATACCTCTACCACATGTTTAACTAGCTCACGTTGTGTAACTTGCATAGCATCAATCTCTGTATCTGTAATAGTTGTATAATCGATTTCCTTACCCGTTAGTTCTTTCGACTTATCTTCAAAGATACGAAGCTCTTTCTGGTATTTAGCTAATGCATCATCATCAAAATTAACGCGGTATACTTTACCTGCTACGTCTATCTCTTTATAAGTTTTCTCGAAATTAAATTTAAATTGTGTCATGTATATATCTCCTTTTTGATTTACATTTAAATTTATATAAAAAAAGACAGGGAGATTACTCCCCGTCTTGTACAATTTGTCCATCACCAACAAGTGTATGGTCTTCTTCTAAATTATCCCCGTTATCTACAAGTTCTACGAAGCTTGATTTAACGGGTTGTTCAGGGTGTGACAGGTGCTTCTGTAAATGTTGGTAATCCATCAAAGCTGATTGAGAACTCAATTTCCCCTTTAGAGTTAGCATCTCCACCAGGTGCTTTAATTTCCGAAATAGTTGCAGGGCCTTCCCACTTATCGCCGTTTGGTTCAGTAATATAGAAATTCGTTTTACGAGCAGGGCCTACCTTATTTAACAAACTGAAAATATAATCTTGTGCTGCATCTCCATAGAAACGATGACCCTCAAAAGCATAAGCCAGCATATATCCTGTTACATCTCGTTCTGCTGCTCCGCCTCCATCGTAGTAGTAGGTTTCTTCGCTTTCCTCGTTCGAATCTGGATCAACCGATGTAATCCCTTTAGCAATACGCACTTTTGTAGGCGTTTGTCCACCAGGAGTAGTATCAATTTCAAATTTATATCCGTGGTTTAGTAAAAATGCCATATATTATTTACCTCCTATTTCTAACTCTGTACTAAACAGAGCGCTGTATATATACTCGTTTGCTGCTGTTTTCTCAACGAAATTAGGCTCAACATATACGTTAAGCCTTCTTAGTGCGTATGAATCGTCAATAGCGTTAAAAACACGCCTATGAACGTTATTTAATTCATTCGCAATTGCTTCTGTTGTGTTATTAACCTCTAATTGGTTATCACTCTTCACAAGCACTTGAAACTGCTTATTTATAATCTCACCTTCGAAATATTGCTCTCCTGGTGCTGAAGGAGTCATTCTTATAGCAATACTCTTCTTTGGTGTGTTATTAGTGCCTACATCCAAAACATCTGCTTTTACAGGAGCAAACATGATGCTTGGTGGTAGATTAGTAGTTAGGTGTTTTTTTACTGAATCTATCAACCATTTCATGACTATCCTCCTTTAGCGCAATAAAAAAAGCCATCTTTTAAGATGACTTTAAGTGTTTATCTTCTAATTCTTTTCTCGCTTGAATCGCGTCTTCTATATTGTCAAAACGTTTTGAACGGTAGTCCTTACCTTTAACTCTTATATAAGCTATATATTTGTTTGTCCTTTTTTCTAAACAAACACCGGTAACACCTGTAGAATTCCTTGGGCTAACTCGCTTGTTATGTCCTTGTTCTGATAATGTAGCCCATCTGCAGTTAGATGGTTCATAGTTTCCATTTACATCTATTCTGTCAATTGAATGATTTGGAGATGGTCTTTCTCCCATATCTTCTACAAATAAACCTGGTGATTTTCTCCATCTTTCACAAACGGTAATGCCTCTGCCACCATAATTTTTATACTCAGGGTTTTCCGGATTTTCACAGCGACCTATAATATTAATAATCGCTGCGTATTCTGGTGTTTTAGACATGCCATGTGTCTTTGCTCTTTTAGAAGTAGATTCTTTGTTGTAACAACCACATGATACAGTTCTCCCTGTAGCTAAAGCGTTCCGATTAACGATTTTATAATTACCGCATTCACAAATACATTTGAATCTGACATTATTATGTTTGTCATTTTCGACTCTTTCGACTACAGTTAATCTGCCAAAATTTTGACCTATTAAATTACTATTATTTTTTGGCCTTGAACGGCTAAAAAGTTCTGGTGGTCGAATTCCGCGTCTATACCTTCCAAGAATTGTCCTATAATTAACGCCTACATCAGCTGCCCATTCTGACAAATTCTTTTTCTTTCCTTCGTATTCCAAAAAAATATTACTTTTTCTATTTTTCAAGTGATTATGCAGAGGGACTAATACACAATTGTTCGGACTATAATCACGATTAATATCGATTCTTTCTATAGTCATACTATCTTCATATCCTGATTTAACTAACCATTCTTTGAATATAGTATACTCATGCCAATCGTCACATAACTTAATTCCTTTTCCACCGTATTTGTTAAACGACTGATTTTTAGGATTGTAGCATATTTGTTTAATTTGTGACCATAATTTATATGATTTAGTTCCAGTTTCACCATGTTTTTTATCATGATTTTTTTCTTTTTGATAGCATCCGCAACTGATTGTGTTTCCTCTTTTTAAATGATGAGAAGAAACTTCTTTTGTATTGCCACACTCGCACTCACACATGAACATAGTGTAACTATTTTTTCTTCTTGTATAATTTAAAACTTTTAATCTCCCAAATGTTTGCCCACTGATATCAACAAAAGGTCTACCCATAGCAAAACCCCCATAACAGTTATATTATAACCCTTATATAGATTTTACCATGGATACAAACTTTTATAAATTGTTTTTTAT